AATCCTCTGTTATCAGGTAAAGCAGTTGTTGTTGACCCCGATACGCAACGTGAACATGAACCAATTACAGGTAAACGTTATGCGAAAGAAAAAACTCCAACTTACACGAAAGCAGGAAAGTTGGCTGCCCACACTATCAACTGGTTTGGGTCTAATATGGGCAGTACTATTGATGATTCCAAAATCGTTGGCCCTTACTCTAGGGTTAATTTTGAGTCTGGTGATATTGGTAACACTGATACGGTTAAGTCTTATTTGGGAACAATTGGCTGGAAACCAGACGAGTGGAATTGGAAAAGAGTTGACGGACAATTCGTCAAAGTCTCAGCAAAACTCACGGATAGTTCACTGGAACCACTGGGAGACGTAGGTAAAGCTCTTATGGAGTACTACACCTTACGTTCTCGTAAATCAATCTTGGAGGGTTGGTTTGATCACATTGATAATAATTCTCGCTTACATGGTGACGTCTTCAATATTGGTACGCCTACTTTTAGACAGACTCATAAAATCATTGCCAACCTACCTTCGGGAAAGGCCACACTTGGTCCCGAATTTCGTAGACTTTTTGTTTCTCCTAGTGGGTATAAGTTGGTTAGTGCTGATAGTGCTGCTTGTCAGTTAAGGCTACTAGCACACTACATGAATGATCCTGAGTTTACTAAACAACTACTCGAAGGTGATATCCATCAAATGAATGCAGACATTATTGGATGTACACGAAATGAAGCTAAGCGATTTATCTTTGCTTATCTTTACGGTGCGGGTGCTCAAAAGCTTAGTGGCTATATTAACAAGTCTGTTAATGAAACCAAAAGAGCTATCAAGAAATATAAAGCCGCTTTGCCAAAGTTAGTACAACTTGTAGAAAAGTGTAATAAGGCTATTGAAACAAGAGGCTATATCTATGGTCTTGACGGTCGTCCTATTAAGCTAGATAGAGATCAAAAACATAAATCTCTAAACTATCTTATTCAAGGTGCCGAAGCAGTAGTTATGAAATACACAGTTCAGATGATTGATGAAAGGTTAAAGGCTGCTAATATAGACTTTAAGCACCTTTTGTTTTATCATGATGAACATACAGTCGAAGTAAAAGAAGATCAAGCAGAAAAGGCTCGTGATATTATTATTCAGTGTTTCGAAGAAGCACCAAAAAAAGTAGGTATTAATATTATGACTTGCGGAGACTGCAAAATAGGAGATGACTACTATGAAGTACACTAAAGGAATGGTTAAGCTGCGTAATGGCAAAATCCTTCCTTATATAGAAGGCAAAGAGTACAACGACATGGTGGTTAAGGTTTGGTACCAAGACCACATTCGTCCAATGAGTAAAGAGGAACGGAATCGTGCAAAAGAACGAGAAAACGCAAACAGAACAAGTAAACGAACTTCTAGATCGAATAGAGGAAAAAATAGATAAACTAGCTAAACAACTAGGTATCTGTGTATCTTGCGGAAATACTTCTAAAGAGGATTTCTGTGAATTTTGTTTAAATGAGGAGTAGTTATGGTAAAATTCTATGATTTAGAAGCTGCTATTATGAACTGTTGGGCAGTTTGTGATGATATTGAAACAGTGTTTAAGCAGGTAGGGGATGGTGACCGTGAGCCTACTCCTGATGAAGTTATGAATGCCTTGCTAGGTTTAAAGCAGCTTTATCAATGGAAGTTTGAACAGCTGTTTACTATTTATGAGTTAATCTTAAAAGAACAGAGAGGTAATTAATCATGCCAACAACCCCAAGCGAAAGTGTAATAAATAATTTATTTGATAAGTTCTGGGAAAATGCTAGTCTTTTTGAATGGATTATTGGTCCTAAAGTTAAGTCAGAAATTCAACAACTTGAGAAAGATCTAATAGAAGCTCTTAAGGGTTATAAAAATGAAGAAGAATGGCGAGACGATTGGAGAGATATTGAAGATGAAATTGATGATGACGCCTATTGGCGTGGTCATGAAGATGGTGTAAGTCAAGGTTATGATGAAGGCTATGAAGATGCTAAAAAGGAATGTGAAAGTTGTACTCAGTAGAGTTTGAAAAAGACGCAGCAGTAATAACAGTCTTATCTGAAGATGACTCTCAAGAAGATGTTGAGGTGATTATTGGAGATAATGATGTAGTATTTGTTCGACAATATCAAGAGTATAAGAATGAGTATGATGTTATTGTTATGACATGGCAGCAGTTAACAGATATTGCTGCTGCTATTAACAGCCCTGAAGGGTTATTTAGATTAGTTCGGAGACAAGCATGAATATGAATTGCCAACTTTATGAAAAAATGGCATTAGACTTTTACAAACCTGGACATAGATATCATGAATATTTGTTCCATGGTTTAAGAGAAGAAGTAGAAGAAGTAATTGAGGCAGAATCGCTTGAAGATACTTTAGATGAACTTGGAGATGTTCTTTGGTACGTTACTATTATTGCTAATAAGATGGGTGTTAGTCTTGATAAAGTAATGAGGAATAATATTAACAAATTAGAACGTAGAGAATTAGAAGGAAAAAAGAATGCCTAACTGGTGTATGAATAGTGTTACAATTAACGGTGAAAAATCAAAGCTAGATGAAATCGTAAAGGCTTGTGAAGAAGATAAGCTTCTTGAATTTCTTGTTCCTATTGGGGAATGGAACTACGGAACTGCTATTGAAGCGTGGGGAACTAAGTGGGAAGTTAGTGACATTGATTATGATCGTCAAGAAGATGATACTTTAATGCTTAACTTTGAAACTGCTTGGGGACCACCTACTACAGCCTATATAACAGGGGAACAAAATCACGATATTACTATTTATGCTTCATACTATGAACCTGGAATGGCCTTTATAGGGGAATATGAAGACTCTGAAGACAACAGCTATAATATTGATTTTGAAGATGAATCTTGGATGGATGAAATTCCAGAACATCTTTCTGATCATTGGGGGTTGTATGACGAATATGAATCTTGGAAGGAGTATCAAGACGAAGAATTTTAAGGCTAAAAAATAGCTGACGTTAAAGAACAATTAAAGGAGCTATTATGATAGCATTAATTGATGGTGATGTATTACTATATATTAGTATATGGAATGCAGAAACTAAAAAGGAAGCTCGTAAAAACTTTGATGAGTTATTTACTTCTATTATGGAAGACTTATTTGCAACAGACTATGCCATGGCCTTAGGTGGCCCTGACAACTTTAGATTAGATGTCTACCCTGAGTATAAAGCTAATCGCTCTAAGTCGAAATCAACAAGACCAGAATGGTTCTTAGATTTGAAGTCAGACGTTGCAAAAGACTATGATGGTTGTATTCTTACCGATAATTGCGAAGCAGATGATATGGTTAGAGTTTGGCATACTGATTGCACTAAGCAGGAAATACCCTGTGTTATTGTATCAGTAGATAAAGATCTTGACTGTATCGAAGGAATTCATTATAACCCTCGTAAGGGGGTTTTATATGACATTGATGATTACTTTGCTGATCGTCATTATTGGAAACAAATTCTTATGGGAGATTCAACTGATAACATTCCAGGAATTCCTGGGATTGGCCCCAAAAAGGCCTTACGATTATTAGATGAAACTCCCAAAGAATTTAAACAGACTGTTTGTGCAGCTTATGCAGACTACTATGGACGAGATAAGGGTTATGAATATTTAATTTCTAATGGTAGGCTAATTCATATATGGCGACATATTGGTGACTACTTTAAAATAGATAGAGATGTTTATAATGAGCTATGTACATGGTACGAATAGAGGCCATTGGGATTATCCCTATAAGTTTGATCCTAAAGATTATAATGGTTTCCTGTATCTTATTGAAAATAAAGTAACTAATATACTTTATATTGGTAAGAAACAATTTTATCACGGCGGTAAAAAGCGTTCTAAAACCTATGGCAAAGAAATGGCATGGAGAACCTATGTTGGTTCTTCCAGTCATGTCAAAAAAGATATACAAAAGTACGGTAAAGAAAACTTTAGTTTTGAGATTGTTGATCTTTATAAAACTAAAGGTGGCCTTTACTATGCAGAAGCCTATCTTCAAATGGTTTGTGAGTGTATGACAAGTGATAAATTTTATAACAAACAAATTGCTGCAATTCGTTTTGTTCCTAAAGAAGATTTAAAACGAAGAACACGTAGTTATGTTAACAAAATAAAAAAGAGAATACAATGAAAATACATCCAATTTCTCCTGCGCTATATATCGTAGGCG